GATATATACCCATGTCCCGTTTTACCAAAACTTTCCAAATTTACCAACCAATCCCCAATTATACAAAACTTTTATTTTGTATTATGCACATTATACAAATATCACCTGAGTATATTGTGCACATTGCCAATTGACATATCCGAACAAATGTTCTATAATACAGGTAGAAAAACGAACAAATGTTTGTTACTTACAAATAATATGGGAGGTCTACCAAATGACTATAGATGAATACACAAGCCTAACGCGCGAATTAGCGTCAGGCGACGCAGACGAAGCTCGCACTTCTCAGATTCTCGTTAGTCTTACAGACGCATTTACAGAGTCATCGTCAAATCTCGAAAACGCACAAAATAAGATAACCAAACTGACAGACAGCAACACTTCGCTCAAACAGGCAAATTATGAATTGTTCTTACGAATAGGCTCCAAGCCCTCGGACCAGCCTGACACATCCGAGCAGACACCCAAGACACCCGAAGATTACACCGCCGAAATCGGCGAGTATAGATAAAAGGAGTTATAATTAAAATGGCAAATGCAACAAGAGCCGTTTCGGTTATGAACGCAGTGAGAGCAGCGGGTTCTCAGAATTATCAGTCGTTTATTCCGGAAGCAACGCTTACAAACATTGCAGAGGTCGGTAATCCTATAATTAATTATCAGGCAATCCGAAATGAATTCTGCACACTTCTCCCCAATATTATTTTTGACACCGTTCTTCACAATAGAGTGTGGAACAATGAATTCGCGTTTCTCCGCAGAGCACTGCCCATGGGTTCCGATGTAGAGGAAATCGCGGTCAATCCGGCTAAAGCAGAAAAATTCGACCCTGAAAATGATTACCTTACAGGATATTTCGATAAGCCTGATATTAAGGTCGCGTTCCACCGTCTTAACCGTAAAGACCAATTTAAGGCGCGTATTCAGAATAACGAACTTAAACTTGCATTCCGTTCATGGGAAGACCTTGACGACCTTATCGCTGGTGTAATTAATTCACTCTATAACGGCGATAACATTGAGGAGTTTGCGCTTCTCAAGAACACTATAAACAGCGCGCTTGCGAAGGGCTATGTTTCAACTGTACAGGTTGCGGAGCCGACCGATGAAGCATCCGCAAAAGCGTTTATGCGCAAGGTTCGCCAGACTTACATTGACTTCAGATTCCCGTCGGCGCGCTTTAACCGTTATGCGGAAATATCGGGAGACGGTAAGCCGTATATTACATTCTCTCCTACCGAGGAAACGATGATAATTATTTCATCCGCCGTTTCTTCTATTGTCGATGTGGATGTACTCGCAGCCGCGTTTAACATGGAGCGTGCCGACTTTATGGGTCGCGTTATCTATGTAGACGATTTTGGTATTGACGGTGTTTATGCGCTTATGTGCGACCGCCGTTTCTTCCAGATTTATGATTCTCTCCGTGAGACGGGCTCGTTCTACAATCCAGCGCGTATGGAGTGGAGATATTTTTGGAATGTATGGCAGACTTATAGCGTATCGCCTCTTGCTAATGCTGTAATATTTACGTCAATTGCTGACGGTAAAGTAGACGGCTCACAGCTTTCAGCCGGACAGGACACTGTAACTCTTAGCGACACAGCGACCGATGTTGTTATAGACGCATCTGACTTTAAGAATACTGTTTCGTTGTTCCTTATGGGTAATAACATTCCCGATAATCAGACTGTTACCGCAACAGCTACCAAAGACGGCTCGGCGACGTCCGCATCCGTTGTAACTGTGACATATAAGTCGGGAAATCAGTACACAGTTACTTATGACAAAAAGGCAACCCCTGTATCAGAGAAAACACAGGTTGTTCTTAAAATTGGCAGCGACGCAATCGGCGCGTTCACCGTAGATAATTCCAAGTAAAAGATATGCTTGATTAGCTTTTAATAAGCATACTATCTTAATAATCGAGAGGGAATGGTGGGTGGGTAGATAAATATGAAACTTATTCTTACATTGTTTATCTGTTTTCTTATATGTGTAACAGCTGATTATATCACAGGTGTTATGAAAGCATATGTGAACAGCAAAGTATCTTCTAAAATCGGAAGAAAAGGAATATTGAAAAAAGTCTCTTACATTGCGGTAGTATTTTGTGCAATGATGATTGACTATTTGATATTTATTACAAGTGGAAAGTTTGGTGTCAACTACGACCCTATTTCTTGTGTACTTGTAATGACATGGTTTGTAATTAATGAATTGATTTCTATTCTTGAAAATGTATCGTCCATGGGAGCGCCATGCCCCAAATTTCTGAAATCGCTTATGAAACGGTTGCAGAATAATATAGAAAGCGTAGATAAAGGAGATAAGTCAAAATGAATAAAAAATTTCGCGGTATAGACATTTCACTTTATCAGCGGGACATTGACTATGATAGAGTTATAAAAGATAATGATTTTGTAATAATCAAAGCGGGGCAGGGAAGAACAGCGGAATATAATTTCCCGTTTACTGACCCACTTTTTGAACAGCATATAAAGTCATTTCGTTCACGCATATCGGGGAAGAAATTCTACATAGGGGTCTATTGGTACTTTATGGGTAGAACGGAAGCCGAGACTCTTGAAGAAGTTAAGTATCTTATACAGATACTTAAACCTTACAAAGAAAATATAGATATCGGGGTTGCGCTCGATGTTGAAGATGCATCTCTTATGGGAGATGTGGACGGTCTCTCGCGCAGAGTGAATCTTTTCCTCAATTCTATAATCGGAGCGGGATACAAGGCGTATATTTACGCTAACGAATATTTCCTCGCTACTCAGTTTAAGAATAATCTGAATTTCCCGCTTTGGCTTGCGTCTATAGACGACGGTACTAAGTCGCACAAGGGACTTCAGAAGAAATATCCCAACCTTAAAATATGGCAATATAGCTTTAAGGGTACAGAGGGCGGAATATATCCCGTGGACTGCAATGAAGCCGTCGATATAATCGGAGACACTAACACCGATTATCTTGTAGACATGAAAGATGTTGTTACGCTTACGCGTTTCCTTTCAGGTTGGAATGTAAAGGTAAATGAAGTGCAGTCCGATATAAATCAAGACGGATATGTAAACATGAAAGACCTTATAGAACTTATAAGGCTCATGGTAGAGGAGTAATATATTATGGCGTACACACCGAGCGGAACAATAGCGTTCTACAGAGTGCCATGGAAAAGCGACTATAAAGATGTACGCCTGTTCACTTCAAAGACGGAGGAGAGTAATTATTTCTCCTCCCCTTTGAGGGTAGAACAAAACTACACATATATCAGAGACAAGCAGGCTATCAAAGTAAACGCTAATAAAGAGGCTATGGAACAGTATAACTACATTCGTTATATGAACGAAAACTTTTCTCTTAAATGGTTTTACGCTTTCATAACGAAAGTAGAATATATAAATCAAAACGCTTGTTATGTTTACTTTGTGCAGGATGTGCATATGACATGGTGGGATTGTTATACAATTAAATCTGCATATGTAAAACGCGAACACGTTTCAGATGAATCAGACAGTAATAATACTATTGTTGAGGATTTTAATATTTCAAACTATGAGCAAGATTATATCGGTTATTCGCATGACTATACGCCAAATAATAGTTCTACAGGTTCTGTCATTATTGTAGTTACATCTACTATTCCATACGCAGTTGTAGAGCATTCAACTGTAGATGGTGCTGATAAGTATACTCTTATATCGAAATATGACTATAGTATAGTACCGATTATTAATAATACAATGCAAAACGCTACATATGTTTATTTTTCAACACTTGCAGAATATCAGAAATTTATTTCAACCATGAATTTAATCGGTGAGATAGATTCCATATCCGCTATTATAGTTTGTGATAAAGCAATTATAGTTGATTCATGTGAGATATATGATACAACTGCTGACGGCGGTAATCAAGGTTTACTCGTCACTATAGATAAAGAAGCTGGTTTAACCGCTGAACGGTATGCGCGGTATCTAATTAAGTCATTTACGTCTGTAAACAAAAGTGAATCTTTTGGTTGTATAACGGTCGGCGGATATACTCCAAAAAATAGAAAAATTTTTCATTACCCATGCTGTAAATGGGTCATTGATGGGAATAATGGTGATTATGTAGAATTACAACCGCAATTATTGCAAACTGCTGTACAGTTGATAATAGATGAAAAAATGTCATTCAGTACAAAATTATCAGTTAAAGCAATACCACGTCATTATGCGCTTACAGATTCATTTGCGGCTACCTCTGGGTGGGAATATTTTAACATTCAAAATTCCGCAAGCATCACAGCGTCAGTAACACTCCCGTTTATTAAAGACAGCGCGGCAAATTGGAACGCTCTCAATTCTAATACAATAAACGCGCAAATTTCAAATGCAAAAGTTAAAATAGCACTTGATGCCGTATTTGGGGCGATTGATACAGTCGCGTCAGCGGGTGCGGGCGCATTGAACATGGCTGCGCTTAATCCGTCAAGTGTAACCGGACTAATCGGAGCGGGTAAACAAGGTGTTTCGGAATTGACCGACACAGGGCGCTCTATCGCGCGTGATGTGATGCAGCTCCGTGAAACAGAGGCTAATATAAATGATAAAGCAAACTTACCATCGCAACTTATGAATATGTCAGCAGATGACGCATGGAGCGCTCAAAATGGGTTTATGAAATTTACTATTCGTCATATGTGCGCGCCGCTCAATGAAATAAAACGGTATGATAAATATTTATCGAAATATGGCTACAAAACGAATGACTTTAAGATCCCTGCCATGAATAATCGTCAGAATTGGAATTATGTTGAAACGTCATCGATAACAATCGCTCCTGTGGAGAAAAACGGTTTTGCTCCTACGGACAATGAATTAACCGAAATTGAAAGTATATTCAACTCGGGCGTTACATTTTGGCACATAAACGACGTCGGAAATTACGGTGATTATACCAATGAAATTGTAGGGTGATAGTAATGGCTAATAAAAAAATACCTGTAGGATTCAAAGGCGCGAACAATGAATGGATAGCGGGAATGACAGAACAGACCACAATATTTGATACATATTTTTCACGTCTTGTTCTGTTGGCGCTGTCTATCTATAAGTGGAATAATCTCCCCGAAACAATGAACGAGCGATTTCTTGAAAAGACGCTCAATGAGGATGGGCGCGCTTGCTTTACAGATTCAGAATACGGCCTGCTCAATTTGCGTGTTGCACCGTCGGGAGATATAAATTTTTATGAGAATCCCACACGATTTAATTGCTACAGTATAGGCATAAATATTCTCCGCGATGCTAAGGAATGTGTGTATCTCAGAAATAATTATATAGAGCGTTCTACATATCCTATACTCATATATTTTGCTAAGAAACTCACTGAGATAGAACGTACTATTATTATGAACGTTCACGCTCAGCGTACACCAATTCTTGTACAGTGTGAACAGGAGCAGTTACTTACAATGAAAAATATGTATATGCAGTATGACGGTTTTACACCTGTTATATACGCAAATAAAGATATTGAGTTGTCAAACCTCTCTGTTCTTAATACAGCCGCTCCGTACTTAGCTGACAAACTCGATGAGGAAAAGAAAAACACATGGCATGAGGCTCTGACGTATCTTGGAATTGGCAATTCAATGGATTTTAAACGGGCGCAAGTGCAAACGTCAGAAATCGAAGTTAATTCCGAACATTATGGATATATGGCAGAGGCGGGTCTTATCACACGTCAGCAGGCGTGCGATGCTGCTAATAAGATGTTTGGAATAAACATTTCCGTCGAACGTCGTAACATTAATGAGATTCTGAACGGAGGTATGCAGTATGGCGAAATACACGACACTACTTCAGACGCTGATTAAAAGCGGTTACGATTTAGGTATGGATACTTATCCTATGCATCAGGAATCATACCGTTTACTACTTAACGACAAAATTTACAAGCATTATGCATACCGTGAAATAGGTTTTGAAACTCCAGCATTGTTCAAACATTATCTTAATATGAAAATGAATGAGATAATGCCGTATTATAATCAGTTGTATGATATTCAAGTTGAATTTCTAAAACAGAATGTATTTCAGAATGTAAATAGAACGGAAACCGAAAACGGCACTATAAATGATAAAGGCGATGGAAGTAATAACACAACCGATAATCGTACTATCACGGACGCGGGAACACATTCGGATACCGACAACAACCGACGTATTTACAGCGATACACCGATGTCGCCATTGAATTTTGAAAATGTTCAGACCGGAAAATATGCGACCGATGTTACATTTGAAAATAACAGTAACAACGGTACAACCGGAAATAAACGCACTCATGGTGGAACGACAGAGGAAAAAACAACTGATAACAATCTTAGAACGATTGACATCGCAAGAATTTTCACCGGAAACGACGGTAGACTTTACCCGCTGGAGATACTAGCCAAGGCAAAAGCTGAAATACTGAATATCGATATGATGATTATAGACGAATTAAATCCTCTGTTTATGGGGATATTTTAACAAAGAGAGGTATATACAATGGCAATAACACCGCTTAATTTTTGGGTGCAACCTGTAATCCCGCTTACGTTCGATGATTCGATTTCGTATCTTGAGACGCTCGGTAAAGTCGTAGAAAAGCTCAACGAATCACTTACTCAGAGTGAGAATTGGGCGGCTGAATTGCGAAAAGATATAACGGATTTTACGACTAAAATTGAAAATGAAATGACAACGTTTAAAGCAGAAATCAACTCCGATATATCATCGTTTGAAGACAGAATAAGTGCTCAAATTTCAACATTTGAACAGCAAATGAATAATAAATATTCAACTTTCAAAAATGAGATTCAGGCGCTTGTAAATTCAATAAGCCTTAACCCCGATTATTCCATAGACCATGATAGCCTTAATATGTGGGACGTATGGGGTAGTGGGGCGAAACTTAACTACAAACTTAAAAATACAACAGGAGCGGAGGTTTATTCTAACGGTAATTACATTTCTGCATATATACCTGTCAGACCGCTTAAAAAATATGCTATACGATTCGGAAAACCGTGTGGTAGTCTTATAATAGATGATACTCAATACATAATTGTGTACGATAAAAACAAAAACTTTGTCACTCAGTTGATTTCAGGTAATTCACCCACAACATTCACAATACCTGTCAATGGGTATTATATAAGAATAAATGTAAATCTTAATACTAAAATATCGCCCACGATTAGTATAAAAAATCTCACCGAGGACACCGGAATGGTGGATATAGGATCTTTGCCTGTTGTAAGTGGTGAGCCTGATTATAGTTGGTTTGATGCACCCGAATCTTTCAAAACTACAATATCAAGTACAACTACCGACGATAACGCTGTATACAAACGTAAAATTACATGGCGCGATATGGACGATTCGAAGAATCTCGCGCTTTACGATAATATAACTGTCGGTGGATATACCACAGGTGCATATAATATAACTACAGGTGAATTCTCATCGTCTATTACCAATTCATTTACGTCAGACTTTATACCTGTTTGCCCAGCCGTGGATGATATCGTTATAACTAATCCGCTTAACGCGGGTGACTATGCGAATGTAATTTACTTCAACGAGAATAAAGAGATGATAGGAATGTATAAATTCGATGCTTTATTTACATCTCAAGGACTTTATATATGTCCTATTCTTTACAACGATGTTGCATATATAAAGTTTTCTGCTCTTATAGCCGATGTTCATAATTGCAGAGTAACCGCTGACGGCGTGCCTAATTTTGGTAGTGGGGTTTATCCCGATACCGCTGGCTTTAATAATGTAATATTGGTTACACGTTCGGCGGGTGGAATTATAAGATGTGGCACTAAAACATATAAGGGTAATGAGTGTTATAAAATATTGAAAGACTGTATAACTAACGATAGACCGATATATGACAGCGAAACCGTATCGGGTCAGCTTATCCCCCTTAGAGCAAGAGTTTGCATGAGATCGGGAGACAACGAAACGACGTGCCGATACATCGGTAATAAACTAAATGGAGATTCTGTGACATTGATTGTTAGTTTGTTCGATGCGGGGTCAGTAGCTTTATTGTAATTATGAGCGAGTGTTAAACACCGCGATGGCATAAAGAGCCATATAATTAAAAAAGGAGAGGTTTTTATACCTCTCCTTTTATTATATCTAACCATGCCGCTTTTACACGGGCATTCTCGTAAGCCGTTCCCCATTTATTACCTATGCGTTCCATAGCGACAGTAAATGCTTTTGAGTTGTAAAAACGGAACGTGTCGACCGAGCGGGTATTTATCCGCGGTCGGTTGCGCGCGTGCTTACCGTGGTATTCGCCGATAAGCAAACAGCGATTCTTAACGATGAATCCCATTGTCATTTTAACCTTATTATACTCAAAGACATAAATCCAATGGTAATCTTTAAATAATTGGGGTTTAATTTCGGGGTCTTTCTTAAATAAGCCTGTGGTAGCAACATCATTTCCGGCTACACGTTGCATTTCGGGTATTTCATCTTCACTTTCATATGCAACGGGAATAAACTCCATAGCGCATTTTGCACCATTTTCAAAGCCGGACGCGTTCCAAAATATAGTTTCCCCCAACTTTGGATTTACAGCTTCCCAATCCAAACCGAAAAACCGAAAGAACGGATTATATTTTGACATTTCATTCATATTGTTACCGATGAATATAACTGTCCCACTTCTGTTTCTAAATACAGTAGACACTATAGACATGAAATGTTCAGGTTCATTCGGATAATATCCATAGGGGTCTATCATGACAAATTCGTCAAATACAATTGTATCAACATTGGGATATTGAGAGCTTTTAGATGCAACTTCCTCATTGGTTAGGGCAATCCCATGACCGAATGGTACACCGTTGTAGAGATATTTCTGACGGTCAAAAACAATATCGGTTGTTTCATCATTGAACAGACTAAACCATGTAGTCGCGCTCCGCATAGCGGTATAGTTTCGGAATACTCTTACAAATTCGGATTTATCAGCGTCGTATTTCTCTTTCAAATATTTAGCAACCGATGTGCTTTTACCAGATGAGCGTCCTCCAAATAAGAAGATATAAGAACAGTTGGGAAACTTGTCTAAGGTAAATTCATAATATTTCATGCTGAATCCTCCGATAAGTCGGACATGGAATCACTGAGCAAAATACCATGTTTGAATTTTGATATATCACAAGGGCAAAACATTATATTTCTTTTACCATTCAGATAATACACTATGCCTATACCTTCGTCAAACATATAAAAAGTTGTTCGCTCCGCGTCAAGTTTATTACCAAATACATATTCAGATACTTCGTCATAGTGAAGATATGCAGATTTTTCGTTTGTCCAAAAAAGCCCTTTTTTCATAGGCATTTTGAATTCGTAATCTGTGTTTTTAATTACAGCGCCGCAATATTGCCCAAATTCATCTGACCATTTTCCTTGGTTCTGTCTATCGAGATATGTACGCCCTGAAACGCTCTGATCGAACATTGTGTTGGTTTTCCACATAATACGCATTAATGATTTGAACGAAAGAAGCCATGAATCATTCTGTTCATATAAATAGTCTAATACAACGGAGACTTTCATTGTGGCTTGTACAAGTCCCGATGTCTTCACATCTAATTCACCGTCAAATGTCATATAACGCTTTGAGTTAAGCGTTGTAAAATAAGCATATGTTTCTTCATAATCAAATTTACCTAAGCCCCATTTATTTTCTTGCACTTGCGGATGTTTGGATTTTCGACAGCGTTCCATAACTCCGTTGTTGAATTCAGCTACTACGTTGAGGAGATTCTTGAACGTAACAGCCGATTCATTAGGATGATACAGTTTTGCGCTATCGGTGTCCCAATATACAATGATATATGAAGTTTTTGTGAATATAAGATGAGAGAATAATACAAGGTGCCTCCGCGCGTATGCTGTAATATAAATTCCCACGATGTATGACGATTTAACGCGCTTAAACAAACCTCGGTCGGAACGCTCCTTTCCGAGTTTTATCATAGTCTCGTTATAATATCGCTCGAATGATTCGCGGCTGAGCGATTCTGTGTTTGACGTTATACAATCTTCATCAATAAGAGTATCACCGAATACAAGCTGCGTCGCGTCTATTCCATACTGCGCGTTGAACATATTTTTCGACAGCATAAGATAGCGTTTAGCCAACTTCTTTGGCTCGGAGTTTGATTTTATGTCAGAGAGCCATTTTCCGGGAATACTGTTCAACAATGTTTCATCGGGGTGTTTACCGTTCGATATAGCTTTCAACGCAGTTTTCATATTTGCATATATAATGTTACGTTCAACCAATTCATTTATGCCACCCGACGATTTCGCATGATTAAGAAATAAGCATTCAGCTGATATAGATTCAACATCATACATTTTGAGTATATTCACAATATCGACTTCCGTTGCGTATATAGTACATTCGTCATAGCCGATAATTCTACCATTATCAATAAGACGGTTATACTCGGATACCATTTCTTCTAACAATTTGTAACCATGGGATTTTTTATTATATTCGATTTCACCTAATCCGTCTTTTGATTTAGTTTTTGACGCTGAAATAATGGGCATATAGTTATACCCGTAATTTTTAACTTTTATATTTTTTAGCGTAAATATACCATGAAACATTTTTCCTGATGTAAGAACATGGCGCATTTTTATAGCATCAATATCATCTAACAATGACGATTCTATACATTCTTCATATAATCCATTCCATAGATTTTGCAGTGATTCATTTACATATAATTTTCCGTTGGTGTCGGGAAAATCCATTTGTGTTGACTGCGATGGATAGTCAGAGCATACATCAAACGAATGTACCAAAGTGCATAGCTTACCGCGAAAGAATGTATTCGCGTGTGTATAAGCCCCTTGATATACCCCGCGCATAATTTGATATTGGTCAAAATTCATAGGAAATGTATCAACACAGTAATTGCTCCATGCTTTTTCCAATTCTGATGATAGAATAGCTTTATTATTTTTACGTGTAAATGAAGTAAACGTGAGTGGAATGTCCTTTATATTTTTAATCCAAAACCAATTCTTACATTCTTCCATGATTCCACACGCTGTTACTTTACAATCATTATAGCAATACTCATAATCGTATTTTTCAAGTTTATCTGTAGGAAGTCGAAATTCATTATAATCATAACCGAGTTTGGGATGCCCTATCATATCACCGATTGAACCGACCGAACGGTGTAGAAGTTTAAGTGAACATCGTATCTCGAGCCAAACTTTTTCACCGTCTCCAAATGCAAGTCTCCATGGATTACTCCCGTCAGAAAATGATTTTGTAATCATAAGCTGATTCATGAGAGATTCCCAATTACGCGCGAAAGAAAAATCGAAGCCGAGGTTATGGAAAAATATAAGTGTCCTCTTTTTACGTTTCTCCGCTTGCTTATAAAGTGTGTAAAAATAATCACCGAGGTCTTTCGGATAGCGACAGTCGAAACATGGTTCTATAACGTCCCATGAATCAGGTGTGGATAATCCTTTATTAAAATTGGCTTTTACTACGCAAGCGAGATATGCGCCGCATTCATTCGTTTCTAAGTTAGATGATGCTTCAAAATCAGCGACATAAAATATAGGAGAGTAATCTATCTCAGTGAATGCTTTTACTTTAGGTTTTATTATTTCGTCTAAATCCGTCTCGCCGCGTTGCAACCGTTTCTTTATAGTAGAAATACCTACGCAGTTTTGCCCGTGTAGGTATTCCGAAAGAGCGGTTAAGTCTTTTAGCGTATATGATTTATTATTAAAAGCGTATATATTCATATTCGATGGCTACTTTGAGTTCGTATTCGCCCCCGATCATCAATATAAATGTGAACATCATCAGTTATATAATATCCCTTCTCTTTCAATTCCTTTATAGGTCGGCAATAACATCGTCTATTTACCCATGATATAAAATAGCCACAATCTTCACGGGCGCTTTTTGGTCCAATACATGAATATGCATATAATTCATGTTCCGCAGCGTACGCTAACAATCTTGCGAACTGCACTTCATCTTTCAAAATAAACGCAACTTTCATTTGTTCCACTCCTTACTATCTACAGCTTTGTATGTCGTCATATTTGGTCATAATGTACATTGATACCGACCCATCTTCTTCTGAACGAAATTCCGGAATTACAATATCAAACCCCCGTTCAATTAATATCGACTTTCTACGCTTATATAAACGCCGTCTGTCATACCCTATAAAATAAGCATACTCGTCGTGTTCTATACCGTTCCAACTTACGCTCCTAACGTCTATACCACGGTCAATAGCGTATGCAATCAAAGCTCCATAATCCCACAAATCATCAATATGAAACGCTGTTCTCATTTATTCCACTCCTTACTATATACAGCTTCACTATCCGCCATATGCAAATAAAACGCCAACGGGTTATGTGAAAACACATCACTTATACTTCGTTTGTCATACTCTGACGCGAACCCCATATGACAATTAATCGCCTGAGCCTCTTCTGTTCTAAGCGGTATGAATGACTGTAGTATATACACAGATTTAGAACCGTGGCCGCCGAATGGTATTTCTTCGTCCCATTCATAAGATTGATACTGCTCCCATTTACCATCTACTTTAGTCCATCTCATGACAGGTTTATAGCAATTACATTTGCATATATCGTGAAAAAGAGATGTGATTATAAGGCTGTCTTCGGGGATTTCGTTCTCTAAATAAAGCCTGTCGCGGTATCCACGGAGTTTATCATAGACTTCAAGCGAGTGTTTTATAAGGCCCTCAGGCTCGCTATCGTGATATTTAGTAGACGCGGGAGCGAAACAAAAATCGCTATCGACAAATATATATTTATGAAGTTTGTCTATACCATCTCGGTCTATTTTTTCCATAAGATATTTTAGGCGGTCTGAGTGAAAATTGTACATTATTTGAACCCTCCTTTTAAGCGCGAAAGTATTTCATTTTTACGTTCTTCCAACGCCGCTATATCATCCTCGCGCTGTTTTTCGTTGTCATTAGCTTTTGCGCTATCTTTTGCCTTGTCAAACTCTTTTTCCAACCAATCCGAAAAGCCTTTAACGCTGGATGGCGGAACATCAAATTCGCCTGTAATATAATAACCAAGGTCGGAATTTGGGTCCGCGAATGTTGCGAGATATCTATTATATTCTCTTACATTGACCGTTTTTGTTTTATAGTTTATATAGTCTATAGCGTCATTGAAATCTTTGAATTTTTCGCCTTTATCTAAATCTTCTTTTACCGATTCTACAGTTAATAGGTTTTTTTGCCATTTGACTTTATCGCTTCTGTACTCGATTCGTCTGTTATGGTTATTTATCGCGGTTCTGAGGATATGTTCTTGTTGAGGTGTTAGTTCCATATTATATGCCCCGTGATTCTATGGAATGAATTAAATTATGTACACCTTTTATATCATAATTTCTGACTGCTCCGGTTTCCGCGTAAAAACATATCAATTCATCAGTTTTTTTACTTCTGACGGCTATTTCACCGTAAGTCCAAATAACATATTCTACTTCTATATCATATTTATAAATATGTTCAAGCGCATATTCAATTCTGTGTTTAAGAGTTTCTTTGTTCATTATTTTCTCCTTTTCATTATTCTCCTATCAGATAATAGTCTAATTAATGACCATTCGACTTTGAACCAATTCAACCATTTTGCGCATCTGGCATATGCGCAACATGATTCACGCGCTTGCTTAATGTCGTTTGCGTATGGGGCATGGGGAGTTTGACACTCCCCACATGGATACCCACACGGATTATATTTATTAGTCATTGCCCTTTCCGTCTATAAATTCTATGCGGTCAACTATGCATGAAACATATGTTTTGTAAATCTCGTTTCCACTCTTTGTTTTTTCGTCGGATTTTTCACTACGGATTGAAATCTGTCCGTTTATAAATGCGGCCGAGCCTTTGTCGAAATACTTTGTAATGAAATCTGCCGTTCCACCGAATGCCGAACAACGGATGAATGTTGTTTCCTCGGTCTGTCTATTGTTTACGGCAAGTGTAAACGAGCATCCGGTTTTCTGTTCTTTCTTTGGCCCGTAAGTAAATATTTCGGGCTTAGCTACAAGATGCCCCGCGATTGTAAGCTGATTGACGTTAAGAATTGACATTTTGTGATTCTCTCTTTCTGTGTTTTATTTTTAGATTTTGTAGGAATTTTTACCCTGCGATTGTATTTGTAGGGATTTTACCCTGCGATTATAATATTGGAAATTTTACCCTGCGATTGTAAATATGAACGAAATGTGAATAGATTATGAACAAATTGTTAACAGAAAATTGTTAACAGAGTGTAAACAGACTATGAACAGAATGTTAACAACTTATTGATACATTTTGAACATTTTGTGAATGAATTGTTAACATCCTGTTACTAAGTCTGCGTCCTGTGCATAACCTTTTAGTGGTTATGCACAGGATTTACTTAAAGATTAGTTATTGTTATTATTGAAATTAACGCTACGCTCGACATTAATATTAGAAAGAACACTATAATAAACCTTAAAATTTTAATTAAATATTCTTTATCGTTCATGCGTTGAATGTCCTTTGCAGTCTGTCACCGATGAACACACACCAAACACCGGTTGACATATCGCGGAGAACGTGAACGCGTTCGCCTCTACAACATTTTTGTAGCAACTGCCGGACGTAGCGCGCGCAGTCGTGATTTTGTAATTCTTCATATAGTGACCACGTTGTTTGTTTTGCCGTCGTGACTGAATGGCGCGGGGCGTTAATGCATTGGATGCGAAAAGATGTTAAATTATCATCGCATTCTTTATATATACTATAAATTGGAGTTTCGTATGAGAAAAACGTGCGGTCGTGGTTTTCGCTTGAATATCCATCGAATCCGCATTGTGCTGATTTGTGTAAAATTAATTTATACATTTTTTAATCTCCTTTTAATGTTTATGAATGGAACAGAGGGGTTAACCCTCTATCCCAATCTCTGCCATTATTGCGGCTGCTCGCCGTTTTGCCTGTTCAAGTCCAAGAAGTTTCACAGCTTTTTCAAGTTCCGTCGTATCCTCCGGCGGGTTGACTTTTTCGGCGTTCGCTATCTTGCGTTTGATTCGACGCACCGCGTCGGCTATCTCTTCGGGCGTGCATTCGGTAAGCGTTCCAGCCTTAAGGGCTTCAAATGCTTTAATCTCCGCAACCCGTTCCCGTGTCTTTCCGCCTCTTTCGGTGTATTCCGTCATAAGTTCGGCAAGGCGTGCGGCGTCGGCTTCGGGGTGTCCGGAACGTATGCGGGAACGTTCGAATCCTATCGCGCGGCGGAGTTCGCTATCAGACAAGGACTTGACGGGAATTTTCAGTATCTCGTCCGTGTCAATGTCTATCCGGTGCGTAGTGTGACAATCGGGGCATTCATAGGTGTACTGAATTTTCATTTTTTACCTCTTTCTTCCTTATAGGAAATTTAATGTATATGCAAACGCTTTGCGTTACGCGCTATATATAGTTGTCAATGAGCGGTAAACGATAGGGTTTTTTGTTCTTTGCTCTCCCCTGTTTACGTCTATATTATACCATATCAACATCAGAGTGTCAATATAAATTTACTTAAAACTTTCAAGTTTACAAATTGTTAATAATTCATAGTTTGGTCATATAATTATAGTGATTTGTTAATAGAATATTCATATCGTGGTAATAGTGTGTT